GTACCACACATAGGCAAATCGTTCAAACTATCTCGAATTGTACTAATTTCATGAGCATGCTCAAAAATCTTCCCACATCGCACACAATGATGTTTGTGGACAACTCGTTTCCCAGGTTGTGCTTCTAAATTCGAATGGAAAAAATCCGACACTTCTTCTCGTTTCACTCCCATCCACTTGTACAAAGCAAAAAGTAAGAGAGGAACAATAGCGGCAGCAGCACACAACAACGGATGTTCAGACACAATCTTCTTTGCTTTGTCCAACCAAGATGTAGCCATTTTCTTATAGTCTTCAGCATTACGCTTCAGAAGAACCAACATCGGTTCAGGAACTTTTTCCTTAACTTCGGCAACAAGAGAAGCAGAGATCAAGGTAAGTTCACAATCATTGCCAACTTCATTCACCAAAATTCGACCTGCAAGATCAGCCCAAACAGTACGAGTAGAAGCATGTAACTGAATCAAAGTTGACCAACGTATGGGATCTATTATAAGTTCATTCTGCTCTATCCAAATATCATTTGCCAATCGGGTATTGAAAATGCGTCGAAGCTGTCCAATGTTCTTAACAATATTTATAACTTCGTCATGGGGTAATTGACTCAATTCTCGTGGTGTTTTCATTTCAAGATGTAAATTCGCCAGATCCATTTGAGCAAATTCCACCGGATCAATAACTCGAGGTTTAAAGAAAATGCCCTTAATAGAATCCCAAGTTGGTATTCCAATTTGAGCAACAGGAGGTCTTTCTGCCATCTCTGCCAAGAAGTCATGCATTGCCGATGAAGCTTTAAATTTAGCTTCATATTTACCAGCAGCAAGCAATACGAGGTCTTTGAAAGAAATACGCTTTTGTTCATTAACGAGGATTGAATCTCCATTAATTGGATCCTCCAAAAACACATCATAGACATCCTCATGCATATCTTGACCAAACTTAGCTCTAACCTTGTTTCGATCCAAAAATCGCTTTCCAAAAGAATTTCTGTCATATCTACAAAACTCAGGTTTTGCTTCAATCCGGGCATTGACATCAACACGGCGTCGAAGAGCATCAACACATGAAATAGATTTTGGAAAATAGGAATGAATTGGTGTGTTTGATGTACAAATAACAATCTTGGAGTTAAAACAAGTTGAACCCTTGTCACTCAATTCAGCCATATGGAGCGGCAACTTTGTCAAGTTTCCAGTCCTGATGATTTCCATGATCTCTGTATTTGGATTTGCAGGCGAATCAATCACTTGGAAAATATCGTCAAACAGACACACACGTTGATTTTTGTATCCATCCCAATATTCATTTTCCGCCATTCGAGTGTAAATTTCTTGTGTAATGTCAAGTTTACCATTCACATCACGCGGAATTCCATCAACTTTAAGAAGTTCAGTCGCAAGAAAGTACATCAAAGCGGACTTCCCCTGTCCAGACTCTCCAGAAAGATAAATTACTAAAGGTTCGTGTCGAGGACCACCTGTAAAAGCGCTAGAAGATCCTGCTTTCTCATAATATTTACGGAGAACCTGCCAATGAACATTAAATGGTTGCATAAGTCGACGCTCCATCTTCAAAGCAGTAGCTTGTTGGACAAACTGAAATCCTTGACGATAAAGTTCTTGAACACGAGCACACAAAGCAGGTTCTCTTTCCAATCGATCAAAAGTTCCAAGCTCAACAATTTCTTGAACATCAACAAACCATTGTTGTATCCCATTCATGAAAACTTCAAGTTCAGCTATCTCTGTTGGAACACCATACTGGGCTTGGAAAATATGAGACACGACCTTCCCAACAATTTTCCCAATTCCATCAAAAGCCGTGGATGCACCACGAACAGCACGTCCTAAAGAATCTACAGATTTCATCATTGAGCTAATTTCGCATTCTTTTGGAAGTCGGGAGACAATTACAGCACTAAAACAAACTGCAAGAACAGTAACAAGACTTGTAATAACATCAGCACCAATCTGAGTACGAGGGACAAAAGAATATGGAAAAAGTTCGCGAAGACGGGAAAAGTGTTGTTTTACCACATCCCAAGCCTGCATAGCTAAATCGGATCCAACATTCAAAGAACACAAAAGGTCAATAAACAAAGCACAAAGTGCTTTAACATCTTTCATCCCAATGCGCACAGCAATAAAGATTTTACAACAAATCGAAACACAACGTTGAATCACACTCTGAGAAGCAACTCCAAGACTACGCAATACAGCATTACAAGAATTAACCATCTCTTCCATTCCT